GTAGGCGATGCGTCGGCCGATGCCAGTGTCCATGTGCTGCCCCCGATACAAGGCACACACTGTGTGTGCCCACCTCTGTTGTACCGCGCCCTACGGTCCCCTTGTGAGACAGATCACCGGGATTGTGGAGGCGGGCATGACGCCGAGACAGGACACCGCGCCGAGCGCACTCACCCTCCTGCCACTCGACATTGAAGGACTGTCCGAGCAGCAGCGCCGCGGCATCGTCTGCGTGTATGACGGCATCGCCCTCGACACGACGGCTGTCGACCTCGGCCAGCGCCCCCACGGGCAGATCCAGGTGTTCCCTCGTGCCTGTCCCCGCTGCGTCGCCGACCAGGCCGCCGAGACCGCAGGGGCCCACGCCGCGATATGCGAGCAGTGCGTCGACACCCCCGCCGGTTGCGAGACCGTGGCCGCGCTCCGCCGCCTCCACATGGAGCACGCACGATGACCGTGACCCGTGATCTCCCGGACGCCACCGAACTCTCGAACGGCCAGTACCGGGGCTGGAACTGCGTCTGGTGCGACACCCGCCTCCTCAGAGACGCGGTCCCCGCAGGCCGGGCCACAGGCCATCTCGGCGTCCACGACATGAGCACCGACGTCTACGCCTGCCCCGACTGCGCAACCACCCAGACGACCCGGCCACGGAAGGCGAGGACATGATCTGCGAACGCTGCCAGCAGCCCATCAAACAGGGCGAGGGCCACACCACGTTCACCCCCGACTCCGGGTCGACTGCCACTCCGACCGTGTACATGCACCGCCGGGACTGCCGACCCGTCCCACACCAGTCGGCGCCCGAGGACGGCATCCGCTGAGACTCCCGACGCCCCGTTCCCCTGGGGCGCCGGGACCGCCCCTCCGTGCCGACAGGAGGGGCAACGGTGGCCTGCGGCCGGTCCACCCCCGAGCCGGCCGCGGGTCACCGCACCAACTCCCCCAACGGCACGTCGAGGGCGTAGGAGACGCGGATCAGGTTGTCGAGTTTCGCGCTCGCCCGCCCCTGCTCGATGCGGTTGACGGCCTGCCTGTCCAGCCCGGCTAACTCGGCGAGTCGCTCTTGGGTGAGGTTGGCGCGTAGCCGCGCGGCACGGATCTGCTCACCAACGGCCCGGCGGCGGTCGAAGACCCAGTCATCGGGCGGTGGGGCGGAGTGCACCCGCCCACGCTTACGTGATCAACCACGGATGTCTGTATCGTGCACCGTACATTCCTGGATCAAGACGAACCCATGATCGCAAGACCCGTGCACGGAAAACACACGATCCAGTGACTGAAGGAGTACAGGCCCAGCACCGGGTAAAGCGGTTACCAAGGACCCCATAGACCGGTCGGCCCCGCAAAGCTCCCAGGCGAGCGGCGGCCGACCACGGCGCCCCCAACCCCCCATCGGGCTGGGGGCGCCGCTCTATGACCAGACAATCTCGATCGTGTCCGTGTCGAGCAGCATGTGCCTCGGCAGACGCCCCTTCCGCGCGGGATGCAACCGGACCGTCATCATGTACGAGATCACCGCCCGCTTCCGCGACAGATCCCACCCGTTCCACTCCGCAACGATGTCGTCAGCGGCAAGCAGGCCGGCGACCGGGTTCACCTCCACCGCCCGCGACAGGACACTCTCCGCGGCCTCCATCCGCTCTCTCGCAAGCTTTGAAGCGATCCGCCACTCCTGCATGCTCATCGCCCCCGAACCAAGCTCCTGCGCCAGCTCGTCCAACGTCTGACGGGCCTGCCGGATGGTGACCTGAGCGCCCCGCACATCCACCGGCTCCTGCCTGTGGGCGAACATGTCTGCCGCGTCGGGCCGCGACAGCCGCTTCAACAGAGTGGCCTGCACGAAGTCGTCCAGCGGCTCAGCCTTCCGCACCACATGCTGACCAGCCCGACACCCATACGCCACCAGGTAGCGGCCACCGGCCCGGTTGCTCGTCATGCACCGCACCGTGGCCCCACACGGCCCGCACACGTACAGGCCCGACCCGAGATACTTCCGCTCATTCCCCGGCGTCGTACGCCGCCCCGGATCATCAAGCAACCCCACCAGACTCCGCCACGTCGGCTCATCCAACGGACCAGGCCAGCCGGCAGGGCCGGCCTCCTTCCCGCGGTGCACGAGGATGCCTGCGTTCCTCGGGCGGCGCAGCATCGCCCCGACTTCCGGGCCCTCCCAGTCGCTGCCCGTGCTGGTGCAGACGGGCGGGTTCATGCCGTTCCATTCGGCGGCGACAGCGCGTAGAGACCCGCCGGCGAGGATGGTGTCTGCGGCTTCGCGGATCCGCTGGAACTCGCTGCCGTCGGCGACGGTGGCGGCTTGTCCGCACTGGCGGCACAGCATCCACGTGTACCGGCTGTGGGGGGCGTGACAGGCGGTGCATGCCCACCCGTCCAGCTGGTCGTCCCGGCCGCACTCCCCACACTTGATGACCATGCGGAAGCCGTCGGAGTCGTCCTGACCGCACGGTAGGCAGATCAGGGACCGTGGGGTCACTCCGTCCGCTTCCCAGCCGAAGGGGCGCCGGCCGCCGAAGAACTTCCCGTCGCGGGCCATCTCGTCCCGCTTGCGTTTCTGGCGTTCCACCATCCGCTCGACTTCGTAGCGGGCCTGCACACCCAACTGTCGGGCGATCATCCGACCGGTGGCCGTGGACAGGTCCAGCACGCCTGCTTTGACGGTGCGGGTTTGCACGGCCCGCGGTTCGCACACGTCGATGTACTCCTCCAGTTCGGCCGGGGAGCGGTGGAGGCGGTCGGTGTGCCAGGCGAGGACGATGTCCGCTCGGTCTGCCCGGAGGTCTGCGAGGAGTTTCTGGTAGCCGGGGCGCGGTTTGCCGGAGTAGGCGCTCAGGTCGTTGTCGCTGTAGACGGTGACGATGTCGAGGCCGAGGCTGGCGGCGAGGGCTTCGCAGTCTTCTCGTTGGCGGCCGACGCCGAGGCCGGCGCCTTCGCGGTCGCGGCTGATGCGGCAGTAGATGATGGCGCGGGTTGGGATGCCGGGCGGGTTGGTGGGCATGGTTCAGAGTGGCACAGGAATACTGCCATTGTCTCGGGTTCGCTAGGTCGAAGCCCAGGGGAAGACAGTATTAAAGCCGCAGGCTGTGAGCCTGCGGCTTCAAAGCGTGGGGGGTTGGGTGGTGAGTCAGTGAGCCTGGGGCCAGTCCTGCGGCCACCAGCCCTCTTTCACGATCCGCTGGAACAGTTCGACCAGCTCATCCCCGGCCTGCTCGCTGATGTGCTCCTTGGACGCGAGCAAGGTGAAGGAACCTTCCTGCTCCACTCCCGCGATGGCTCGCCCGCCAGGAAGGCTGCCGACCAGTTCCATCCGGATCTCCGGCTGCGGTCGCGCCTGCTGTGACTCGCTGTCACTCTGCCGGGTTTCCTCGTCCGCCATTCGCACTCCGCCTCCCTGCTCAAACCCAGGCGCTCGTACGTACGTGCGAGCGCCCAGTTGAGGTGATCCCCTTCGCGCCCCCAGGCGGATCACCGACTGTGTCACACCAATCAGCGTGTGACCAGAGGGAATCAGCCAGTAACAGAAAGTCGTACTATTCGCCCGACTTATCGTCACTCTGCGTACGCCTACGGGCAAAGGTTTCCGCGATCGCGGCGAACTGCCGACGCTCCTCCTCGGTCATCTCCTCGGCACGGGCAACGATGAGCCGGGTGGTGAAGTCACCACTCCACACAACGGAAGCATCGGCGGCCGGGTCGTAGCCGAAGAACTGGATCGAGGCCGCCCGCTGAAGCTCCTTCAAGGGGAGTCCATAGCCAGCCGCGATGGCCTTGAGGCGATGTTCCCTGGGTGGGTCGACAGGCTTGCCGAGTTCCACTTTGGAGAGCCAGCCGAACTTTGCCTGCTCGCCGCTGTCGGGGTCGACGCAGAGCTTTTCCATGTCGCGCAGGCTCTTGCCGAGCTCGGCGCGCCGAGCCCTCAGCAGGTCGGCGAAGTCTGTCCGCTGCTCAGTCATGGCGTGCATTGTGCCCCTTCGTTGGCATTGACGTGACGCCCGATGTCTACGTTATGACTTTTGACCACTGAGCAAATACCAGGTCAGCGGACGCAACCGTTCACGACCCTGTACAGAGTGTCTACGGAAACCCCCCTTCCGCGCCATCCCCTCTAGGCAGGACGACCGAATCTCACTGCACTGTGCGTTTTCGTAGACAGTGCGTCTACAGGGGTGTACTGTCGGTCTTGTTCACGGAAACGCACACCACGTCTACGGAGGTAGATAAGTGCGGCCCCAACAGGAATACATGGTCCTCGTGAGCCGTGACCTCCTGGTCATGCTCATGGAGCGCACCGGAGACGGACGCGAAGTCAGCGTCCGCGAACTCGCCGACGCAGCCGGATGCCACCCCAGCAAGATCGACGCCCTCCGTAACGGACGACGCGAAAAGTCCCTCTACGGCGAGGCCCTGGCAATTGCCAAACGGCTGGGAGTGGACCTGCTCGTCCTCTGGAAGCCCACCGGCCGAACCGTCGAAGCCCCCGCCGATCCCCCGCACATCGCCGCGGTGCCGGCATGACGGCCCCGTTCTCGTTCGAGGCGGCCGAGCGCCGTGTCGGCGTGGCCGGCATGAAGGCCGCCGAGAGGAATGCGGAGAACGCGCCCCCGATCAGCCCGACGATCCGGGCG